TCCAACTAATTTGATGTCACAAGTAGCAATTGTTTGGTCTGCTGACTTAACAGGCTCAGACTCAATGTATGCTTGTCCGTACAAAGTAGTATCAGTTGCAGTAGCAGTTTTAAATGTAACGTGCAACTCAGTTTGGTCTAACCAAGCAGTTAATAAAGCATCATAAGTAAATGATGTAGTTGGGTCTGCGTAGTCTAATTGTACAGTTGCAGACAATCCCCATGACTTTCTTCCTGGAATTTGTGTCTTCCAAGCACCACTATCTTTGCTTGAAGTTTCAATCATTGTAGTTGAAAGTTCAATGTCGCAAGAAGTTTCGTTTGTTAATAATTTACCGCCTGCACCCGCAGAACCACCGATATAGATTCTTAAATCTGTTCCTTTTACTAATGCTATTTTTAATTTAATTGATTTAATAATTGACTAAATATTATGCTTTCTTCAACTTGCCATCCTGTTGGCAATTGTAATATTAATGAATTTGTTTGATATTCACAATTTATGACTTGCCAAGTCGTAAGGTATTGACTAAAGCCGTAAGTATTGTTTGATGTAATAATTCTACCAATGATTATGTTAGCAATATCATTAACTTCTTTTTTACCTCCTTCATCGGATGTATAAGTTTGAATAATGCTTATTTCAATATTTGCATCTCTTAAAAAAGTATCTTTTGACCTCTCTCCTCTTGACATTTGGTTTCCTAAAACAATAACAGGATATAATGCACCCGAAGGGACAATCTCATCATAAACACCAACTGCTTGACCATTATAAGTAATGCCACTTAATGTTTGAAAATAAGCCTTTCTTAAATCGTAATCACAATTCCTATTTATCATTTTATTAGATTTTTAACCGCAGTAATATTCTTTTTATCAATTGCCCTTCTTCCTAAGATAAACGCATTTAATAAGTATTTCTTTTGTCGAGTATAGTTTTCGGGATAATTAGTAGTTTTAAATGTTTCTGCATATCCACTAAACTCTGAATACTCACCATCAATTCTTAAGCCTTTACCTGTACCAAATTCTTTGTAAGCAGCATAATATGCTTTAAAGCCAATATAATAGGAAACCTTTGAATTGGTTTGAATACCATTCTTAAAAAATGAACCTCTTAACTTACCTGTTTTATAAGGTGCATCTCTCATGGCTCTTTTTTCCATTTTATTAGCTTCATCATCAAGAATTTGAAAAAGATTATCAACACCCTTTTTAGATGCTCTTTCAAACTTATTGGCTAATACCTTAAGACCTTGAAACTTAAACTTAATCACGTCTTCTTGCAGCTTTAAAAGTTAAATATTGCTTAGTGAAGTCTGCATCCATAATATTGGATATAGCATACTCAATACCATTTACTTCGAGAATGTCGGTTGTTTTAGGTATAAACTCATTGCGGTATCTCATCTTTCCTTCAAAGGATTGATTTGTAGCAAAATTGCCACTCTCAATGTTTCTAATACCTCCGTAGTTACCATAAAACGAACTTGTTTCTGCGAAGTAAATACTTGTTGTATAACTTGAATAAGTTACACCATTCAAACCTCCTGCACCATCAGATGTTGCACTAAGTTTGCGTTTAAATGTTCCCTTAATTCTATTTAACTTATTATACATACATTGGTCGATAATGTCTGATTCTATCTTTTACCTCTTTAAGTGCTAACCGCTTGTCGGTAACCGTGTCATCAAAGTCAACTGCTACAATATCCAAAATTGCATTCTTTATGTCAGCAGGTAAGGAAGTAAATCCAGCAGTATATGTGATAACAATGCCTGATGCCGAATAAGCACTAATCTTAGTATTATCAAAACTTTTTGTATAATCCGTGAAAGCGACTAAATCAGAATCAGTTACCGAAATGATGGATTGAATAGGAGAAAAAGCTAATTCAATTGTACCATTAATCTCTACATAAGATTGGCGAACTGTCTTAGTTTTTAAAGCCTTTTGTATAAACAACTCAACCTCTCTAAACGCACTTTTAAGTAACTCAGTAATCTTAGCATCACTATCACTAAAATCTACGTTAATATGAGCCTTAACTTCGGATAATGGAATTATCGTAGTTACCGCAATACTATCTGTTACCACAGTTAAATCCATTCCTTGGGTTCTAACTGATTCTAATTCATAAGTCATTATTTCTTCTTATAAGTTGGTTTAACCGCTTTATTTTCCTCAGGTTGAACTACTTCATCATTTGCAATGATTTGAACGAAATTACGAGAGTTTAAGAGGTCACCTCTTTCCTTCTCACACTTCCACTCATCACCTGGATTTCTCATAATATTTTCAGCAATATCATGAAACAATGTAATACATTTTACCGTTACCATCGTGTTTTAGTTTAGATTTTTAAAAAATAAGCCTACTGTTCTCATGGGAAGTAGGCTCATTATACAATACATTAAATTATAACTATGAAGTTGCGAAAGAACCTTTCAACATTGCGTTAGCAAAGTAGATTGGTAATGCGATAGACTCCTCAACACGAACAGTTACCAAGTTCTTAGTGAAGTTATCACCATCTTCGTAAGCAAATTCAGTCATGATGTTATCTTCGAACAACAACTCAGCAGCCTTATTGAAATCTCCAACCATAAATGTGTTAGCAGTTACAATGTCAGAAGAAATGATAGGCACACCTGCAATAGTCATACGTTGGCCAGTCAACAATGATGGGTGAGAGTAACCTGCACCTGACTCTTTGTTGATTAACAATTCCATCTCATCAATAGGGTTAACCATGATAGCAGATGGAGTGTAACGCAATGCTTTCAATTGAGCAATTGAGTTAGCTAATTTATCCCAACGATTAGAAGCGATAGTTACAGTTCCTGATGGAGTGTAAGTAGAAGCTGACTCATAAAGACCTGCGAAAGGAGAAGTTCCTGCGTAGTCATACAAGTTAGTATCTTCCACGTTTAACAAATCGTTAACCATTTGAGTAGAAACAAATGATTGCAACCATACCAAACGAGATAACATTTGCTTAGAAATCTTTGCGTAAGCAGCAATAGTCTTAGGAGTTACCTCAGAGATAGTGAAGTCATAATCAACTTGTGCCTTAGATGAACCTTCAGTTTGGATAGCAGGGCCACCTTCTGAACCAGTCTTCTTAGCAAACTTGAATACACCATTCTGCTCGATAGTAGATGTACGCAAGATGTCACGCAAGTGAATAGTACGGAAAGGGTCAGTCAAGATTACGTTAGATAATCCTGCGATTTTAGAAGCCCAATCAGAACCGATGTTAGCAGTAAGGTTCATATCACCTACGGCTTTCAAATTCATTCCGAATGCTGCATCTCTACGTTGTCCCAAAGCCTTGAATTTATCAGCATTAGCTTCGAAAGCCTTAGCCAACATATCCTCTTTCTTAGCAGGGTTGTTGTTCTTAGCATCTAAGATAAAGTCAGTCATTGACTTCTCAACAGTTCCTAATTTCTCCTCGAAAGAAGCTAAACGAGAACCTGCGTTCTTAGTCTCATTGATTAAGTCTTCAAGACCTAATCCTTCCATCTCACGACCAACACCTTTTTGAATCATTTCGTTGATGTCGGATTTTACCTCCTCAACAATTTTTTTAATATCCTCCATTATTTAAACGAGTTTTTAAGTTGTAATAAAAATTCTATTTGGTTTTTGCGTTCAATCTCCGCTGGGTCAATAATCTCAGGAGTGGGTTCATTCGACTCCCTCTTTTCATCGACTAACTTCAACATTTCCGACTTTATAAAGTTATACTCTATTTCTAACAATTCATAAGTTTCATCCTTCAAATTTCCTTTGCGGAGATTCTTATAAAGTTTATCGTATCTATCTAACAATAAGTTCTTGTCTAATGACTTCAAACCTAAGAATGGTGTGTCAGGATTTGCTGCCCACAACACCGAAGAAATTTCAAATAATTTTACTTCTTGAATTTCGTAGTAAGTATTCTTACCTTTTTCTTCAACCTTACTTTCTTTGATTGTAGAAAAACCAATTGAGTGCTGATTGATTAAACCTTCTTCATAAAGTTTTAATGTATCCTCACCTGCTTCAGTATCTACAATTCGTGCTTCAAAGTACAATCCATTACCATCTTCTTTTAATAAAGTAGGTTTACCATTGACTTTAGAAGTGTCGTGGTCGTGTAAGAACCAAATCTCGTTCTTTCCCTCTGGGCCACGTTCCTTAATGGTTTTAGTAAATGCACCAGGCATTATCATATCACCATGTAGGTCGATATTACCAAACTTAGCAGCATAACCCATTACAGTTCTGCGTTCTAAGTCTAAATCGGTAATCTCTGCAAATGATTTTATTTTATAATCTCTCATATCGTATTCAATCTGTGCAAATATAATAAAAATTAATAACTACCAAATATTTCTAAATATACATCAAGCCACAACGGCAATTAACAACCTCTTGTGCAGGGGCATTACCATCACCAGGCCCACTCATTAAACTACCACCAACTGAAAATAATTCTTTCATTCCAATTGCGGGATAGCTTGCCATTGCATTATGAGATGCTCTCTCTTTACCATCCAAGGTAACTATCCATTTCTTCTTTAATTCTTTACCTTGCGTGTTAGCCCACACTTGACTTGATAAATTCATTATCCGTGTCATTTCAGTTCTTGCAATGGTTTGACTTCTAATAATATTCTTTTGTGTCAAATACAATGCCAATAATGTGATAACTGCGGAGGCAGGAATACCTTGAGAAACTTTATCCTCAACAAATCGTTTAATGTCATTTTTAATTGTTCCAATAATACCAAGCACAATAAAGAACTCGGTAATATTGGCAAAGAATCCTAAAAGAAATAATAACCATGCCTCATCAAACAAATCCCCTTCAGCTTTCTTTTGGAACGAGTCTAAAAATGTACCTTGCTTTAAGCCAAACTTTTTATACACATCTTTTAAGATACTTAGCATCCACCTTTCACTAAAGTGATTAGTAATATGGAAAGTTTGTGGACTTCTTCCATCTAAACTTTTAATGTAAGCCTTTGTTTCAATGTTAAGTTTGGTTTGGATATAGGCATACATTCCTCTTTCGTTAATGTCATGCCTTCTTCTCCAAGCAACTCGGTACATTTCCTCGTTTACCATTTCTTTTGTTTGAATATCCTTTCAATCTTCCTTTTGTCAGAATCTTTTTTCTTATCGACATAATAAGAGAATACTCCAAGCCAAAAGATGCTTGTAAGGGATGTGGTTGTGATTATGATTTCAAATATTCCCATATCTACTCATCTTCATCCATAACCATTGAGCCAATCTCGGTAGGGTCTACATTTAGGCTACCTAAAGGCACTTGATTAGAACGAATATAAACTTGTTGCATAATCGGGTCATTAGTTGGCTCAAAGTCCATAAACACACGTTTCTCATCTTGTGTAAGGACACCATCTAATTTCTCAAGAATGGTTGCGGCATCTAAGAAGTTTTGCTTCATCTCAGGATACGCATCCACATCAAACCGCAATACATATTGTGCAGGATTAATGTTTAATGGTTCAGCAAGCCAAGCCAACATTTTCTCACAAATCTTAGATTGTAATGGCACAACGCAGTTAATAATCATTCTGCGGATAAATTGTGCCAAGTTACTCTCGGTTAAGTTATCAGCATTTAAAAGCACATAAGGATAGTGCCATAAACGACACAACTGCTCAGTAGATAACTTAGAGATTGCTCTAAGGTCTAATTCCAAGTTGTTAGTAGATAACTTCAAATAACCCATCTTTGAATTACTAAATGCAATACGACCTTTTTGCGAAGAATCATAAATCTTACCATACACCTTGTCTTGGTAATCTTGTTGTTGCACCGCATCTAAGTCTTCAACATTGTTGTCATCCTTGTACAATACCCCTACCGCACCACGAGTCTCAAAGTTCTCGATTGCTACTTCCTCACCACTATTTGCTTTTTGCAATACTCTTGAACCCGCAGTTAAAGGTGATAATCCACGAGCAATTGTAGTTTGATTGTTGTAAGAAGGATTAAAGGTTCTAAACGATAAAAAGAATTTAGGGTCGATTGTATCTGAACCAGTAGAAATCATTTTATAGCCTACAATCTTTCTAAAGCCATCGGTAATGATTGTATAATCAAAAGGTGGCACAACGTGGAGGCGAGCAATCTTTCCTGGGTACAACGGGTCTTCCTCAGCCCAAATTCCTACATCACCAACAAGTAAATACCAAGAAAAGATAGATTCAAAAAACTCTTTAGTAGTTTGGTATTTATTAGGCTCACGAAGTAATTTAAGAACAGGATGTTCTTCTAACTCCTTAAACTCAGACTTCTTCTTAATTGACTTAGCCTCCATGATACTTCTATCAGTAGGGCGGTTCATTAAAGCCTTGTAACGATTAACGGCACTAATTTGCATCTTTTGTGCTTGATACATTTCTAAAGGCACTTCCGTTGCACGAGAGGCAATATCACTCACAATAGCATATACATCTACGTTCTTTTCGTAACCATCGTTGATGGCACTTCTAAAATCACCGTTGTATAGTGAGTAGGTTTGTCCACCCATGAACATCCATTGCTTTACCGATTGTATTGCAAGTGCAGCCTTTTTGCTACCAAAAAAATCAAATACTCCCATGTTTAAAATATTAATAGTTTTTTCTTTGAATACTTCGTGTACACCGCATACCTAATCGAATCTAAAGAGTGATTCCAGTCATCAATCGGTTTGTTGATAGGTTTACCTCCAACAGTCAACCATTGGTAATTGTCAATCTCTTTTTTAATGTTTTTCGACCTTCGTGTATAATACACCTCGTATTCTCTTAATTTACTAATACCAGCATTAACGGAGTCATTACCTTTAACCGCTTTCACGACTTTAAGCCCCTCTCTCCTTAATTCTTCAATTGACTTAGGGTCTGCCGAATCACAATAAATCTCATTCAATTTATCGGGATAGAGTTTAATCTTTTTAGCCAAATCAGAATTTGTTAATCCCTTTTCGTAAATAACTTCGTCAAGATATAACTTATTTCCTAATTTAGCAATTCGCACCAATGCAGTAGGGTCATTAGAGAACCCAAAGTCAAGTCCACTAAAGATAACATCAGCATCTTTTGGAAAGAACTCACAAGGTTGCCAATCATGATAAATAAGTGACTCATAACTTGGTTTAGGGTTTTGCTGATAAAGCGACTCAAAGGTAAATGGTTGGTCTTTCTTAATCTTTAAGAGTTTCTCTAAGGAGTGCTTCTCAGGCCATAATGCCTCACCAACCTTACGTTTATCGTAACTATTCTCCGCAGCTTCACGAATTGCAGGAAAATCAATAATTGTCCAATCATCATCTCGTTCAAGTAACCTCCCTGCTAAATCATCATCATACCACCTCGTTTGAATAAGCACTTGTTTAGAATCATTATGAAGTCGTGTCTCAAATACATCGGTGTACCAATTCCACAATTGTTCTTTAATGATATTACTTTGTGCCTCTTGTCTGTCTTTTAAGGGGTCATCTATGATTCCAATGTCAACCGCAGTACCAGTCAATGAGCCTCCACGACCAACTGCTTTTAAGTAACCACCATGACCAACAGTTTGGAAAAACTCAGCAGTACGAATAGCTTCACCTTTACGTTCACTAACACGAGAATCAGGGAATAAAGCCTTAAACTCATCACTAACTATTCTACGTTGTATCTCACCACTAAATTGTTCAGCTAAGGTGGCATTATAACTCGCTAAAGCTAACTTTAACTTAGGATTCTTGCCTAAGAGGTATGCAGGAAAACTTCTTGTCGATAATTCAGACTTCCCGTGTTGCGGAGGCACAAATATCATCAACTTCTTGATTTTACCCTCATAAACTTTATCTAAGTGTTCCGCAATCACCTTGTGAAACCACTTCATGTCATAATCGGGTTTGATGTACTTGACAAAGTCTTTAAATGACCTCCTCGAAAGTTCCCTCATCAATATCTCGTTCTCTAATTCTTGAAAGTCTTTGTCTGATTTCTTCATCACTTAATAATCTTGGGTCTAAGGTTTCTTCTCTAATTGTTACTTCGGTAGTTACTGCCTGATTGGCTTTGCCATGTTGAAACTCCAACAAGAATTGGGTATTCTTCATCTCACCATTTTTAATGTCACCTAAGATGGCATTGGCTATTACGGCAATAAAACCAGGAGTCTGAATATCCATCGCAATCCTTTTAATCTCAGCAACACTCATTGAGTTAATTGAAGCTGCAACTGTGACAACATCACTCTTAGTTAACTTAACATTAAACGCATCACCTACCTCATCAATCACCTTTTTAATCATTCCCTTGGGTCTCCCATTGGGATTACCACTTACACCCTTCTCAAACTTCTTTAAGTTCTTTAAGGTGTTAGGGTGTACTTTACGTTTTTCCATAATTGTAGTTGTTTAATGGTTTGGAAAAAATTCTAAATTTTTTTAATGTGGTTTTTAAAATCAAATCGTTTTTCAAATTGGGCCATCTTATTTTTCAGCTATGGTGACACTATGTATAATACTAAGTATAATATAATAATATATCTATATGTTTTCTTATTTAGAATTAATCTAAACAACCTTAACTTATTGAACCTCAACCTTTTACCCAAAGTGTTCCGCCCGAAACACCCTTATTTAGATTAGGTCTAAATAGATGTTTACTCCGCAAACTTAGTCAAACTTTGTAAATAACCATATCTTTTGTTGTTTTTGATTGTTGGTTTTCGATAGATGTACACAAGAATTAGTCAAAAAAGTTTGCGATTTTATTTATTCCTTCCCCACACCCAAAACACCCCCACCCCTTTTGCTCCACGACTTTTTGGATACAAAACGTATCCATGAATACAAAACGTAGCCAAAATAGCATCCAAGTGGGTACAATTTGAATAAGAAACGTAGTCAAATGGCAAAACATTATGTTAAATAGATGGTAGGCTGGGGGTAGCCAAAAGGGTATTTTATCTGTTTCCTTGTTTTAAACAGGGTTTTATACCTTAATTGAATAGCTTAATTAGATTGATTCTAAATAGCTTCATTATTGATATCCAATAAGAACAAAGAAAGAAAGGTACAAAGGTAGCACTAATGCAATACTTTGAATTTAAGCGAGGAGAATTAGGTAAAACATACAAACATACTACCTAATATATAAAAGTCTCTTAAATCAAAGATTTGATGCCTTAAAATGAATGCAGTGTATTAAGCCGCGAGGCGGCGGCGGAACAATTACCTTTTTTTCTTTTTTTCTTTTAAGGGATAGTGTTACTATTCATTTAAGGGATTAATAACTAAGTTAACTGGGTTATTACCTTGAATTGTGAAATAAGATAAATAAACGTTTACATGAACAAAGGTGAATAAGAAAAGAAAGTCACCAAAGAAAAGAATTACCAAAGGATATATTTAATTCTTATTAATACTATTTAAATACCTTTCTTAGAAAGTATAATATCTTCGATATAATATAATAGGTATAATAAGAGTATACTAATAGCTTCGCTTTATTCAAGAAAAAAATAACGTTTGAAAATGAATAAAAAAAACATTTTCTAATTTATTTTTTAAAAAACTTATAAAACCTTATTAATCAGGTATTTAAACGCTAAAAAATAAATTATTTATTAATCTAATGAAATTTAGAATGAATCTAAATAAGCCCTATAAAGTGCGTTTAAACGTTATTAAGCCCTATTTTACATGTATTTTACCTTTGTTTCCTTATTTAGAATGAATATAAATTACGTTTAATGTATTGCATTATTGTTTACGTTTATTATGTTTGTTTATTCATTCACTTAAACAAAACAAAAAAAATGGAAAATTTAACTTGTAACCCCTCAAATCAAATTGGCGAAAATGGTAAAATAGTTATTACTGTATATCCTGACGGAATTCAAGACCAAAATGAATATCAATTAACTAGCAAAACATTTTATGAAGCTATACAATTAATTCAAAATTCATTTTTTGGAATTCATGATAAAATAATTATTTCAGTTATCTAATTTTTAACCCTTAAAAATCCACATTATGAAAAACACAAAACAAACCGAAATTTTGCAAGCCCTTGCAATAGGCTTATTTATCTACCTTTTATTTTTTCACATAGCACCATTTTTAAAAAATCTTTAATTTTTAACCCTTTAAATAATTCACACAATGGAAAATCAGTATGACAGTGCAGGCAAATTTTTAGATTATTACAACCAATTTCAAAAAAGAGACTTTATAGAAAAGTCAAAAATTAGAACAGAATTACAAGAATTTTATAATTGCGAACTTTTAGTAAAATATACAGAAAATAAAAATGGATTTTATTTTGAGCATTTTTTATTAAAACTAAATTATAAAGGAAAAACCTTTAACGTAATTTTTCACCCTAAAAACGGTTTTGGGTTTTGGCTTGAATATAATTTGCCTTTTATCAATTATGATGACAGAAGCCAATATTTAAAAAATAACCCTGAGCCAAACAATGTTTTTAAATTGACAAAAAACAAAATTGTTAATTTACTCGAATATCAAATTAATAAATTTGAGTATTTACAAAAATTAAGCGAAACAAAATGCGAAACTATAAAGCAAAAAGAGGACGAAATTAATAGGCTATTTCCTGACAAAAATTATAGTTTTTCAAAAAACAGGTTTAAAGAAATTCAAGTAGAAAAAAACGGTTTAACCTATATTGCAAATTTGCATGACTCAGGCTATATAAGCGAAAAAATATCAATTAGACATTCAAGTGATACATTAAACCAATTTTATAATTTAACCAAATAAATTCTTAATCTTAACTAATTTTTTAACCTACAAAACACAAAACAAAATGAAAGCATTAAACTTAATTGCATCAAAAGACTCTTTGCGTCCTCAGTTAAATTACATTCAATTACAGGACGGATTTTTTAACGTTACTGATTGTAACGTATTGCTCAAAATTCCTCAATTGGAAATAATGAATAGCGAAATTTTAGACGAATTGCCAAAAGAAGCATATTTTTTGGCTAATGATTGGAAAAATAGCAAAATTGATAAAGCCCTTTATTTTAAATTAAACGGGAATTTAATTGAATGCAAGGACAAAAAATTTAATACTATTGGATTTTTGCCATTTTTAGACGGAAACGAATTTTATACAAAAGTGGGTAAATTTCCTGATTTTAATAACGTAATACCAAAAGACGAATACAAAGAGGAATTAGGCACGCTATCAATTAATCCTGAACTTTTGTACAATCTTTATTGTGCCAATGGGAAGGACGTTTTACAATTTTCTTTTTTTGGTAAAAATAAAGCCATTAAAATAAAATTTAAAGAAAGCGAAGGAATTGGCTTAATTATGCCCGTAATGTTTGAAAAATAATTTTAACCTAAAATTTTATAAAAATGGAAAATTTACAAAAATACTTTATTCAATCTTCGCATGATATTTTCGAGGATAGTTACGAAAATGGCGAAGGAAAAAATATTAATTTTTATAAAAATGAAGCCCTAATTTTAGCAGTTTCGCCAATTCAGGCACTAGAAAGGTATGCAAGCAGGATTTTAGGTTATGAATTGGACGCTGAAGATATTGACCATGAGAATACAGGTATTTTTTACGCTAATTTTTTAGTTGATAAAGATTGCTATCCTGCATCTGTCGAAGATGTCGAAAAATGGAAAAAAAATGAAATTATGCTTTATTCTGATGTTATAAATTTTGAAATTTTTGAATTAACCAAAATAATAACACTATGAAGCGTTTCCGAATTAATGAAGCCGAACAAATTATAATACTTGCAAGGTACAAAAGTGAAATAATTGAAAAACAAAGGTATTTTGGCTATAAAAGTCTGCAGGATATAAAAAGGCATTTTTTAGAAAATTTACCTTTTGAATTTAAAAATAAAGGTAGGCGGATTGAATTAACTATTTTTAACGCTACCAAAAACGAATACAGGTATATTAATTGTTTTTCTTGAATTTTAAAATTAGGGCTTCTTAGCCCTTTTTTTATATAGTAAATTTTAATTTAGCCCTTTTGGGGCTTTATTTATTTTAGGGCTTTTTAGCCCTTTATTTATTTAAGCCCTATTTAATGTATTAAACCTGTATAAACAATTGAATACAGGGCAAAAGAAAGGGCAAAAATTAGGGTTTTATATGGCCTTTATTTATGGCCTTAAATAGCTTTATTACTAATTACCTTAATACTTTGATTTTAAGCCATTATTTTAGGCTTAATGATACAATCATATTGCCATACCTACAAAAGTGCTTTAAACGCAAAATATAGTACCTAAAAAACAATTTAAATACAAAGATTATGCAAGAAAAACAAAGTAACCCGAAAAAGTACACTAATTGGATGAACCCAAACCAAGCCCCCATTTTGGTTGATAAATCCAAGATTCCTCTCAAGTTCTACCTTGGAGGTGTTCCACGGAAAAAGCTGATAGTCCCCCAAAATTTTTGGGTCAATAGTCCCCTAAGTTTTTTCGGTAAAATTATTTTATTGCTTGTCAGTTTATTTTTGGGGCTAATATTT